CTAAGTTTGTTTGACATAGTCACTCTATTAGAACGGATAGCACTATTCATATTAGCCAATATAATACCATATATTTTATTTCGGAATGCCTCGGCTTGCTGTCTTATGTGATCAGGTGCATCTTCTGAGATACCACAAATTCTATTGGTAGCTTGTTCAGCCCAAAACTCAGGATCGTGTCCTTTGTTGTTGGTTGTGTGAACCTCGATGTTACCGAGGTTAAAAAGTGTTTCTTCTGTAAGTTTCATCCTTTGTATGGTTCGGGAGGCCTGATTGGCTCCATTCTAGCTTTGATTTTATTTTCTTTTATTGCCTGGTTCATTTTTGAATATTCAGAAATAATCCATTTTCCTTCACTAGGTATTGCAACCATAGGATCAGGCAGTCTGTGAAATCCATAAAGTCTTTCATAGGGTTTAACATTTGAATCCAGGAGAGAAGATTTTTGACTTGCACCGACTTCAATTCCGTTTTCTATGCATTTAGATAACCAAAACTCCACACATGCACGGCCAGCTTCTGCTGAATGCATATTGCCCTGGTAAGAAAAATCAATTCCAAATAGATCTATTTTTCCAACTTTACACCAATAAGCAAAAGCAATGGTAAATGCAACGGTTGTATTCATATAAGCACAGCCGCTGGCATTACACACTTCTTCTAAAGGAAAAACCACAGCACTTGGAACTCTTTCATCTAGTACACATGTATAAATAGGCATCTTCCATTTAGGAAGATTTTCTCGCATGACTTCAGTTTGCAATCCCGCATCATCGGTATCTAAGAATCTTGATGCTGGATCCAACATAAAAAGTCTGTCGCATGGATATACAGCAGCTGCTGCATTGATGCACCAAACCTCATCATATTTTATTGAATTTTGTATGGAAATTGCGTAATCAACCTGGGATCCGCCCAAGCCGATAATAGCAACTTTCTTACCCTCGAGTTTTTTTATTGGTTTCATTAACTGACATTGATCCTCAAACTATCGTATCTATACTCATCTCTCGTTAAGCGACCTTCGGAAAGGTTCTTGGCTCTTAGTATAGCCTCTTTGAAACGATTTTCAAAGTTTGCAATGTCAGGTTGCGGTTCTTTTAAAAATATTGCTCCCTCTGTCAAACAAGCATAAAGCAATGCATCGGGATATTCTGTGGATAAAAATGTTGTGCCATCGTCTGCTCCAGCAGTAATTGAATTTGGTCGATGTAAATAATGAAGTTCTACACTGTAATCAGCATCAGGCTTAGGCACCACCTCAAAGGTATCATCATCAAATTGTGTGTAATACCTGGGCCTACCTGTGGTTGCGGTAGAACTTACAAATTGTTTTGAAAAGGATGGATGTTTAAATTCAAGATAATGATAATTGTCACTATCAATAACAGCTAAACTAAAAGGTGCCAAATAATCATTTGGTAAAGTTAAGAACCTGTTGTTGGTTGAAACATTACCTGTAACATTTTTTCTTTGCTCAGGCAGTTGTACCATTTTAAATATTCTTTCTTCACCTTCTTGAATAATAGTGTCTAGGTTATTGACAAAAGTTGTTTCACTGGATTCTAAATAATCCTGGATTGCTGTTTTTAATGTAGATAATGTAAAACTCATGATGTAGTTATTGTAACCGATCCTACTCCTGGAGTAATTTCAAAGGTTTGTAATTCCGTGCCAATAAGGCCATCGCCATAATTTGTATAAACCAAAAAAGCTGAATTGTCATCTTTTTCTTGTGGCCTGGGGTTTTTTAATGCCTGTGGATCTTGTACCTGTTTAACTGGTGTCAGCTGCGGATGTTTCGGACTCCACTGATCAGGACCAACCAAAAGGCCGTCCCAGGTTCTTTTCATTTCTCTTAAACGATAACGAAATCCAGTGATATCACAAATACCGTATGCTCGAGATCCTTTTGCGTATTGTGCCATTATGGAACATTATAACCAGTTAAATCGGGGCTAACCCTAAACGAAGCTCTTTCTTCATCTTGAGACATGGCCCTTAAAAATTCTTCTTCATATAATTGCTTGAGCAATCCAGTTCTTTCAGGTGCTCGTTTTAATGATATGTAATATGCCAGGCCAGCCGCTAAACATGGATAAAATCTAAATGGCATTTCCAATGTGTTTGTGGCCGCATCAGCATCATCCATTCTTGATAGCACATTTAAGTAAACCGTATATTCGCCTGACTTATCAGGGGCTGGATAAACTGTAATGCTTGGAGACAGACTTTTATCTACGAAATATTGGTTTGGTTTTCCTGTGGATGTTTTATCGGGAATGTTTGCATACTCTGATCTGCTTAACCTGGTTAGTGGCAAATCGACAACCGAGTTATTTAATGTTTGCCTTATAAAAGCATCTAATACATCAATGGTTGCGGTTGAATCTGTAGAATCAACTGTATATTGAGTTGTGTCTAGGACCATGGCCAAAGATTTTTGTGCTATTGTCCATTGGTTTAAACCACGATTCGCCCATTCAGCAAGCAACAAGTTTAAACTTCTTTGTGCTGTTTTAAGATCATAACCCGTTCTGAGTTCTAGGCCGCATCTTTCAAATGCTTCTTCTATAAACTCTACGACATCAGGTTCGAAGTTTTTGCTGCTTGAGGTAGCCATGTCTTATTTTCCGTAAAGACCTTTACCCTTATTTTTTGATGGAGACATGACCATACCCATTTTTGCACCTCTTGGTGATAATGGATCTCCGCCCTTCATCATTTTGACTGGGCCCGATCTTCCGCCACCCATCATCTTTTTAACACCAGTTCTGCCGCCAGCTTTCATTTTCTTCATACCAGCACGACCACCAGCCATCATTTTTTTACTTTTTTTTCCTTTGTTCATTTTGTATCTGTCTCCGTTTTTCTACAAATTCATAAAAAACGTCTTTGTCCCAAAATTTATAATAGCCTTGTTCTTCAAGCTGCTTGGATGCTTCGTTAAGTTTATCCAAGGGCTGTACAAAAACCATTAAGTAAGGCTCATCATAAACTGGCTCAAAGTCGTCATCTACGATAGTTCCTTTACTATCATGTTCGATGTGAAATCCCATGGCCCATAAATTTCTTTTAGCAAGAAATAAGTTCATGGTTTCAATCCGAGCATCAAATGCTTCGCATGAAACATCAAGATTGAAGTCACAATAGATTAAAACATCGCATTTCTTCCAATCGGTTTCAAACACTCTGTCAACCAGGTCTGTCCAATCTTGTTCACACCCACTTTCTATTATAACCCTTTTTTCTTCCCAACATTTCCGAGCATACGGACATACTGGCAAGCCATTACATAACAAAGTTTTTTGCTCAATAATAGATCGAGACCACTCTTTGAGTTCTACGGATAATTGCTGTGGTGATAATACTTTTACAAATTTCACTTCTTTGCAAAGGTCTTGACATTGGTGGGTTTGCCACCTACGCCCTGTCTCTTTGCCCTCTTTCTCTTTACAGCTGATTGTATCTGAGATTTGGACATTGATCTAGCCTTTGCTTCGGGTACACATTTTGGATATTTGCGTTTTGAATTTTTGGTTGACGGCCTGCCACATGACTTAAACCCGCCACCCTTTTTAGGTGCAGATATATCTACCCAGTTTTCAGAAAACCATTGAGTTAATCCACCTGAGGTTTTAGCCATTAGACTATACGAGTCTTTTTTCTCTTAGAATTCATCATAGCTCCGCAACCACGGCCTTGTACCATGATTCCACCGTCTTTCATGAATCCCATATTGTTTCTTACCTTTTTGGGTAATTTGCTTAAACCTTTATTTCCTGCTGGTACAGGCTTTAGACTTTTTTTCATTTCTCCACCTTCTGCTTTGTATTGGCCGCCCATTTTCTTATATTCTTTAACCATCCAGGCATTTGCATAAGCTGATGGGTAAACATCAAACTTTGCTTTTGCTTTTGATTTTGCCTTTTTATAAAGGCTCGGATTTTTTACATTTTTAGGTATAGCCATTATTTAACTCTCATTAATTTCCAAACTTTTTGAATCCTGTTGGATTTCATAAGTTTATTAAACTTTTTAAAAAATTTTACCACTTAACTTTGTCGGCCCACCATGCAGCTGACATTTTGCCTCGTTTTATATTTTTAGCGTGTCGTGCTTTAAAACTTTTACGCTTGGCTTTCATTCTAGCAGATTCTCCTTTTTTCGGTGCTCCTGCTGTTCCTTTAAGGGTTCCAACCTTTTTGCCTTGTTGGCCAAACCTAATGGTTTTGATTTTGTCGCCTTCTTTGGCTACAACAACATGTGACTTGGTTGGATGATTAGGTGTACGCTTAGGTTTATTAAAACCGCTTACTCCTGCTCTTGCTAATCTTGGATCTTTTTTAGTTGCCATAATTATTCAGGATAAGGTCTGTTTTCTATATAAAGCATATCTAAACCTGCTGAAATTGCAATATTAGCATTTGAAGAACTACCTATAGCTCTTACTTCAATATCTGTTTTTTCTTCAAACTTTAAAGGGAAATTATATTTTTGAGTTACTGAATCTAAGACGGTTGTAAATTTATCTTTTATATTAAAGACACCGCCATCAGGTCTAGCAACAACACTAATTACTCCATATTTATTATTAGCTTCTGTTGCTACGGTTATATGAGTTTCATATAGATAAGCTGTATACCCTGCTGGCACTGTCCAAAGTGCCATAAGTGTTTGATTGTCACCTATTGCTACAGTTGCATATTTATTAGTAGGTACTCCACTTGAAGGAGTAGCCTCAGTTCCTACATATAAAACACCAGCATTAGCACCGCCACTACCTGCTGACATAACCTGTATTCTGTTTACTCTTATCCAATTACTAGCATCACCGAGTTGTACGCCAGTTTGTCCGTTTAAGTCAACGGTGACTGATACTTCATTATAGTTAGCATCAAGACCTGAAACTTTTGCACTTGTAGCACCTGTGCTCCCCACGTCATCAAATCCTGATGAGCTTGATATGTAAAGAGTAGATGCAGAAGCTAAATATGAATATAGGCCACCCTGTGCCCAAACTGTTTCCAGGGAGTCTACAACAAGTGGATTAAAACCAAATTTAAAGTTGGTTTTATGAAATGCAATTTGATTTCTTGCTACTTGAAGCTCGAAAGGCTCATCCCTTCCAAATCGAGAAATGGATGAGACCTCTCTTGACATTTTTAAGATCTAAATACTGTCATGTTTGTAAAAACAGTGGTTCCCGCTGTATAGGGAATAAATACACCATTATCAAACAAAACACCTTCACCTGGTATTGTTACATCTCTTTCAGCTGTTGCACTAGCAACGGTTCCAAGCTGCAATAAAGTAGTGCCGCTTTCTCCAGCATCCGCACTGTCTCTAAAAGATACAATGCCTCCTGTTGCTGAATTAACAATAAAAGCACCTTTGAGTCTAGTTCTGCCAGCAAACACTACAGCAATAGCTGAGGTATTAAAACCAGCAGTCATGGTTCCGCTTGTACCATCGGTAAATGCAATTTCTGTAACCGTTAAAAAATGTTTTGTACTAGTCACAGTGCTATTGTTAGGACCAGTTAAACTTTCGGTAAGTGCATCACCATTGACATCGGTTCCTGTGATGGTAAAAGTTTTATCTGCTAAGTTGGCTGCACTAACCAAAGTTACTTGTCTA